TGGCGGCGCTCTGGTCGCCCGTGTTTGTGGCGGCGCTCTGGTCGCCCGTGTTTGTAGCGGCGCTCCGGTTGCCCGTGTTACTCTCTTTCGCGCTCTTAAAATCCACTTTTTCCAGAATGAACTTCACGCCAGCCTGAATCAGCCCCGAAAGGCCAATCTCTGTTTCAATCTTGATTCTTTTGCCAACCCGCTTGCTGTCCTTCTCAGTCTGCTCGTTAGTATCCAAATCTACCTCGCAGTAACGTGAATCTGCCGGGTTGTAGTATCCGAATACGTCCATCGGGTTCTCGCAGGCGTGGCAAATATCTGCCGCGTCTTCCTCGTACTCTTTGCCGATTTCGTACTGAAAACCACGGCATTTCAAGTCCTTGTCAAAACCTTTGTAGCATTTCACTTGCTTTTCGGCCTCCTCTGTGGTATCCTTGCATTAAACCATTTTACCTTTGCCGCTGATTGGGTATCCTACCACCCGTCAGCGGCTTTTCTCACGCCCATTCCGGCATCTCTAAATTTCCACTGATCGGTGCAAAGCGCTGCGGGAAAGTGTTGCCGAACTTGTCCCGCTGAAACAGGAATCGCCATCCCATCCGGTCAACCGTCCATACAAAGTCGCTGCCGGCGAGCTCCATTAACTCAGTTTTCAGCCGCTCCAGCTTCTCCAGTGTTGTCACATCCTCCGGCCGAAAGTCAAGTCCGTCCTTCTTGTGTGGTGCAAACCGCATCACTCTCTCGGTATCAAACGCCGATCCGTTAATTTTTACTACCATGTTTTTCCTCCGTTCTCATGCTGATCGTCTTTGCGCTCTCGCGCATCTGCAGGCCGTACTTCGCTGCTGTCATCGCCTTGCCGATAACCCGGCGCTGCATGTCTTTGACTTTCAACGTCTTGCGTCTTGCTTCCGTCATATCTTGTTTTCTCCCCTCAGCGATAACGACCGCGATATCGCCGCCGGTGCTCATAGGCACACAGCAGCATGCTGGTGCGTGCTGCTACCATGCCGACAGCCAGCAGCGCCAGCATGATAGCGGCTCCGGAAAACAAGTCGATTCTTCCGTTCTCGGTCATACCGCCGGATATCAGCGTTCCGAGAAAGCAAAATCCTGCTAACCAGCCATAACGCTTGTACATTGGTTTCGTCCCCTTTCGCGGTTTCTTGTAACCCTCGAACGTAGTGAGAGGGTTATTCTTTTCTTTCTTTCTTAGAAAGTTAAATTAATATATATTCGACCGTAGGGAGAATATATATATACTTCTTTTCTTTCTTTGTTACTTTCTTTCTTACGCCTCGGTGTGTTGATGATTTGTTATTGGTGTGTTATCGGTTTGTTGATTGTGTGTTATCTGTGTGTTGATGGTCTGTTGTTGGAGTGTTACGCAGACGCTTCCGCCTGCACCAATCGGTTAGCCACATCGGCCACATGATAGCGACCGCCGGTTAAACGCGGAACACCATCTAAATACCTCTGTACGGTACGATAACTAACGCCAAACCAGTCTTTTAACTGTTTTGTGGTAATATATTCGCACCCTGCGAACGTCCGCAAACGTCCCTCAACCGTGCGTCTGCGGTTGCTCAATTCTGTTGCTGTCATGGTTTTCGTTCCTCCGTTCCGTTGTGTTATTGGTCTGCCCTCGGTGTGCCCTTCACGCGCTCTCGTTGTCGTGTCGGTCAATGCCGAGCAGATAATCCGCAGTGACACCGAACAGCCGTGTCATTTCGATGATCTTAGAAGACGGAATATCCGTCTTGCCAGACATCCAGGACTTGAACGTGCTGTACGAAACGCCAAGCTCACGAGCTAAAGCCGCCTTGCTCAAATTGTTGCGACCTCGTTCCGCATCAATATTCGGAAACATACTTTTCACCTCCGTTTACCCGAAACGGGTTAATCACTGTCTATACTATACACCCATTGCGGGTTAATGTCAACGGTTAAACAAAGATTTTTTACCCAATTTGGGTGATTTTTTTATTGACACGCAAACAGAGCAGATATATAATAGAACCATAGTAAGGAGGTGCAACAATGGGAATACCCGAAAGGCTTGTAGAAGTTCGAGAACGTAACGGTTACACACGGAAACGGCTTGCAGAAGAATTAGGCAAGCCTTATGCCACAATCACCAAATACGAAAACGGTGAACGTGAAGCTGGTTCTGGATATCTGATATCTATAGCAGAGAAATTCAATGTCACTACTGACTACCTGCTCGGCATAGAAGATGACCAATCAGCAGAAACAAAAAAATCCCCCGCTCCGGCCGAAGCCGAAACGAGGGAGAACAAACAAGTAACCCGTGAAGATTTACTTGAAGTTTTGCAGAAACTTCACATCATCGAGAGCGGCAGCGCCGCGATCTCGGATGCCGACCTGCAATTCCTCATGCACATTATCGCGGTGATTGATGACTGGTTCAGCAATCGCGGATAGCGTGTCCAAGATGAGGCGGGGATTTGAAAACGAATTGATGTAGTTTAACAGCTTGTCGATATTGTCCATTTGAATTTCCGCCTTTCGTTCTTTGATTTTAGCATATTACCATTTTGAGGAAAATGCAATCAAAACCGTTCGTCAATTTACGCCTAAATTATACAGAACATTTGTTCGATTATCAAGGGCAATAAATTGACCAGCATAACCACCGTCCCATAACCCGGACAAATAAAAAATGCCCGCCGGTGACGTGACCACCAAACGGGCATTTATACAAGGGAACCTTGCACGCATATTTTACCATAAGTAAAGGAAGTGTGCAAGGTGAACAAATCCAACGTGCAGGCTGCTATATCTGCGGTACTTGCGTGCGCTGTAATAGGCGTATCTGTATATGCCTATCAGCTATACAGAAGCAGTGTTGCCCTATGCGAACAGATAGACCAAAACGCAGTTACCGTGTCGAAAGCAAAAGCACAGATTGCCACTGTTGACGATCTGAATGCACAAATAGCCGATCTGCAATCCCAGCTTGATTCCAAAACAGCCGAATACAATGAGCTGTCAAACGAGAAAAGCTCCGTTGAGGACCTGACGCAGCAGGCGTATGAAGAAGGCTGGCAGGATGCTTGTTGGGAAAACGGCATAGAGCCGGATACGGACGACATCGGCGGATACGACTATACCGCCCATCTGGACGATGGAGACGAGCCCGAAAGCCCCACCGCCTACATCACACCATCCGGCAAGCGTTACCACCTGTCGCAGTCCTGCGCCGGTGAAAACGCAATCAAAACCACAATCGCAGAAGCCAGTGACAAGGGCTACACGCCCTGCATGAACTGCGCACAGTAAGGAAGTGATATCATGAAGCCACAAGGCATGATCTGGTTTAACATCCTGCGTGTTGTCGTGCCGCTCGGCGCAATCTGTAGCCTGTTTTCTCCATACTCAGCTATACAGGGATTGTCGCTGTTCAAGGCCGGTTCGGCATCCACTATGTTTTACTCTGAACCGATGTACTGCTGCACCTACATTATCTGCGGCATTGTATCGGCCGTTATGGGCGCTCGTTTAGCCGTGAACTTATTCCGGAAAAGCCCGCGCTGCACCAACTGTGCGCGTGATGTGATTATAGCAAGCACCATAACGCACATTGCAACCGCATGCGCAGACTATGCAACACTGCCGGATTACTTTAGTTTCGGTTCTGTGTTCATCCAACTGCTTGTACTGTACCTGATCTGGGTACCGACCTGCGGTTACCTGAAAAAACGTTTTTGAAACAAAAAAATCCCGCTCCAGTGCGCCAACACCGAAGCGGGAAAACAAGGGTAGAAACTTTTGGAACGGATTCTACCCTTCTATTATATCCAAAATAGGAGGAATTTGCAATGCCAAGACGCAAAAAAGACCCTCGCGGCTTTGTCCGTGAGACCGGAACATATATGGGGAAACACTACGACCTGAGAGCCAAGACCGAGAAGGAACTCAACGAGAAGATCAGAGCAAAACGCGCAGAGATTGAATCCGGAAGCAAACTCATTGAAGCCGGTGTTACCGTAAAGGAATGGGGCAAGCGCTGGGTAGAAACCTACAAGTCAGGCGTGAAGAAATCCACGCGCAGGCTGATCGAGGGACGGCTTGTGAACTACGTCTATCCCTACATTGGGGATATTCCTGTTAGTAAGGTGCGTCCGCTGAACTGTCAGGAAGCGCTTAACTCAGCAGATGGACGCGCGCCGGACACCGTAAAGAAGGTGCAGCAGACCATCGAGCAGATGTTCCGCGCTGCCAAGCAGAACGGCTTGTGCGTCAATAATCCTGCGGAAGATTTGAAGATACCCCGTACTGGCAAGCAGAAGAGCCACAGGAGCATTACAGACCGCGAACGTGTTATTTTACTGGAAACTGCAAAGACGCATCCTGCGGGGCCATGGGTGCTTACTCTGCTGTATAGTGGCTTGCGTCCGGCGGAAAGCCTTGTGCTGACATACGCCGATATTACAGGCGGTATGATTACCGTTAACAAGGCATACGACCGGGACACCCGCACCGAGAAATACCCCAAGTCAGACGCAGGCGTTCGCAAAATCCCGATCATCCCCCAGCTTGCCGCAGTCCTGCCGAAAGCCGGTTCGTTCGGTGAATTGGTTTTTCCGCGTAACGGGCACTTGTACGATGATAAGTCCATGCGTGCCATGTGGCAGGGTTTCCGCGCCGCTATGGATGATACCGAACGCGAGTTGATCGCGGCAAGGAAAATCTCACCCATTGCCGAGCAGCTGCCGCCTATCGTTCCCTACGATCTGCGCCACACGTTCTGCACAGATTTAGAGCGTGCGGGCGTACCGCTCAACGTCGCAAGCAAACTCATGGGACACGCATCCATCGAGATCACCGCCAAAATTTACACGCACACCGGCGAGGATATGATCGAACGTGCAGGTGAGCAATTAGCCGCCTTGTTCAGTCCCACATTTAGTCCCATTAACGAAGTGCAAAAAACGCCTATGGCTGACATTATGCGAGAGCTGAAAGAACTTCGTGCAGCAGTGCTCAAAGCCGTATAAAATAACAAAAAAGCCTTGTTTCAATGGATTTACCAAAGAAACAAGGCTTTTTAATGTGGAGCTGCTAACCAGATTTGAACTGGTGACCTCATCCTTACCAAGGACGAGGTGAAATTTCAAAACTCCACGGTATATCTGAACTTTTGGCACTTCAAAAATTTTAGTCCCATGTTTAGTCCCACTTTACTTGTACATTGTACCACAAGTAAAGTGGGACTTCAACTTTCATTATTTATACCCCGGAATAACCGTTCTCGGGTCAATGCTCTGTCCGTTCTTATGCACTCTCAGGTGCAGGTGCGGAGCGGAACTGCTGCCGGTGGAGCCGATCACGCCGACCTGCTGACCTGCGCTTACCGTGTCTCCCTGCTTAACCGTAGCCTTCTGCAAGTGACCGTACAGCGAGGTGTAGCCGTTGCCGTGGTCTACCACAACATAGTTGCCGTAGCCGTTCTCATCGTAGCCAACCTCAGTAACCTTGCCACCGCCGATACTGTCCGCCGCCTGACCGTTCAGATTGCCGCCTGTGCCGCCAATGTCGATGCCGTCATGGTCGGTGCTGCTGTAGCCTGTTGAGGTCTTGACCGCGTTTCTGCCGCCGTATCCGCTGGTTACAACTGAGTTGCTTGCCGTAGTCGGATTAACAAATCCCGCGCTGCTGGTCTTCTGCGAAGCCGATGAACGGTTTACATTGATGCCGGTGTTCAAACCGCTATCTTTCGGCAGTTTGCCGCCGCTGCTGTAAAGACTGTCAAACCTCTTGAGACCCAGTGCGCTCATAACCGCTGCGTACTGATCGTAGTTATCGACGTTCTGAGAAACGATCTTTGCCTGCGCCGCCTTCTTTGCACCGCTCTTACCCTTTTCATAGTCAACACCGGCCTGCAGTCTGTTCGCAAGTGTCTTAATCTGATTGTACTGCGAAGCACTCATGCCGGAGCTTTCAACCGCACTGATTGCGTCGCGCTCGTAGGTGTTGCCTTCATTCTTGAGCATATCAAATGTGTAATTCTGCGGGTCTTGGCGAATCATCGAGTAGAAGCCGAATTTGTCTTCCAGCGCTGCACGTTTTTCACCGGTATACCCCATCATATCAAGGTACTTGGAAAACTCGGTTGCTTCCGCCTTAGCTTGTTCAGCGCCCGTTTCATCCGAAAGTTCTTCCTTGCCAATGCCCTTGATGTACTTTACCTGTGTCAGCGCATCAACAAATTCTTCTGCTGTTACCTTGTCGCTGATCTCGGTGTATTTCTTCCACGTTGCCTCGTCGTTGCCCTTGATCAGCAGATTGTGATACAAACTGTTCTTCTCCTGCTCAGAAAGAGACTTGTCATTCTTAATCGCAAGGAACGTCTGATCGAATGCCTCATAGTTTTCCATAGAGGCTTTGAAGTTGGACTGCATTTCCTTGTACGCATAATAAAGTCCCGGCTCCATGCCGCTTTCCTTTACAAGTTTCGTCGTGCCGTCCAGCTCCTTGCCGTATGTCTTATTCGCCGCAACATCCTTAGCATACTTGTAAATATCCGCAACCGCTTCGATTCTCTCATCGTTCGACATTTGCTTGTATGCCTCGGATTTTGTCAGCTTGTCGATTGCATCCAGCGAGATTTTGCCGCCCTCGCTTGTCAGCTTGGAGTATTCCGACGCAGAGAGGAACTTCTTCACGCCGTCTGCATCCTTGTAATACTTCTGCGGCTTGCTTGGCAGTACAGAGTTGTCGCCGGTTGCCTGATACAGCTCTTTGAGCGCCTTTTCTGCCTGTGTGCCCTTTGCATCCGCCAGATAGCCCGGCGAGAAGAAGTTGTACGCCGCGCGTGCGAACACGTTGTCCGGTCCGTTCTTCTGTTCTCTGCCCCATACATCCGTATAGGCAGGCTGATACTGCGACAGTCCCGGAATTTTGTTTGCCTGCCGCTGCAAGAACTTCTGTACACTCGACGGAACAGGACTGTTCTTGTCCGCATAGGTGGTTCTGCGCGTGTTGTCCACCGTCCGCGCAACCTGACCGAACAGCGTCGGCACAAACTGACCGCCAAAGTTGGTTGCAATGTTGCTTGCAATGCCAAACAGCGGATTACTCTTGTTGTATGCCGCGCTCGTAACCGTCGAGCCAATGCCGGAAAGCATCGTCATATTGAGCATCGGGTCAAACATACGGCTGACCGTTGCCATTGCCTGATTGAACGCGGTTTCCTCGTCGTCGTACTTCTGGTGCAGTGCTTCATACAGTTCGCCGCCCATCGCAAGCGGCACAACAGCCGGAGACGCCCAGTCGATGGTATACGACTTGCCGCCGATGTTGATTGCATACTCCTGCTGACCCATGCCCGCATCAAAGTTTGCTTCCTTGTCGTCGTCGCTCGAGCCTGCCGAGAAAATGCCTTGCGCTGCAAGGAACGCGCCGAGCACCGCAACGCCCGAGCCGGTGAGACCCTGTCCGATGTGGTCGATCATCTTGGTTGCGTCCATGTTGCCCTTCTTGACCTGCGCCGCGTCATAGGTGATTGCTTTCAGCAGTCCGACCGGTGACAGCTCAAACGAGCGTTTGGCAACATTGATTGGCGTGCGCTTGAACGGCACAAGTGAGCCAATAGCAACGCCCCATGCCTTGCCGCTGTGTTCTATCTCGCTGAGCTTATCCGCCAGCTTTGACGCATCCTGAAACGTTGCGATCTTCGCGTCCTGAATCGCGTGCTGACGCGCCTCGTTCAGCTGCGATTCCGTCAGATTGTTCACGTCCCAGCCGCGCGCCGTCAGGAAGTTGCCCATGCTGTCAATGTAGGATTTCTTCTTAAAAACCTGATCTTCCGCGTCAAGCGCCCATGTGTTCGCGTCCATCACCTTTTGCAGCGGCTTCGGAAACAGCTTCTGCCGCTGCTTGATGTCGCTCATTTCGGTTTTGTAGGCATTGCCGCTGAGTTCCGTCTCGACGTTTGCATAGTCCGCCTTGGCAAACTGCTTTGCGGCCTTGCTCGTATGCAGCGCACGGGTTCGCTTTTCCTTCGGCAAAAACTTCTGTCCGACTGCCGAAACCTTGTGACTGGTATCAAGCGCCGCCGCAGAGGCTACGTTGCCCATAATGTTGCGGATATGTGTCCTCGGATTGCCGAGCATCGCAAAATAGCGCCATGCGTTCAGCCTGTCGCCTGCCGTCTTAGGAATCTGCTGCGCAACGTCATTGTAAATCTTGTCTACAACCGCGTCGCGTGCTTCCTGCGTCTCCGCGTTCAGAAACTCCTGCACCAAATCCTCGTTCAACTTGAGGCCATACTGGTCCGCAATATCTTCCGCCGGAACACCCTGCTTTTTCGCAGCCTTTCCCGCCTGCTTATCAAACCGAGACTGATATTCCTGCTGAATCTTCTGAACAGCCTTCTGCAAGTAGTAAAGCTGACCTTCGGGCGTGGTCTTTTTCAGCAGCTTAAACGCATTTACACCGCGTCCGAGCGCCGTACCCTGCACTGCAAGATCACCCGCGAGTTTCATTGCCGTCTGCGTGTCGCCCGCTTCGACCGCCGCCGTGTACATCATCTGACCGAGTGCAATATCATCGTCCGTAACGGCTCTGCGGCCGTCCGTCACTTCCTCCCACTGATCAAACGCGCCCTGCCATCCCTTCTTCTGAATGGTTTTCGTCGCACCGCTGAGTGTTTTTTTCAGCGACTTCACATCATGCGAAAACAAACCCTCTGCAACATGGTTCTCCAGTACCGGAATGAGGTTGTCCGGTGTCACGCCGCTTTCCATGATCGTTCTTGCAACATTGCTTACCCTGTCCGTGCCGTTCGTACTCTGCGGTACATCCACCATGCGCGCCGGGTTCATACCCTCCGGAATCGCGCCGTAATCATTGACCATCTTGGAATACGGGTCAAATCCGGTTTCCGCCGCGCCCACCGAGCTCTCCGCATTCACTTCCGCTTTTGTCAGCTTGGGGTTAATGTCCGCCTGCTGTGCCGCGCCCTGCGCGTTTTCCTGCATCGGCTGTGTAATTTCCGGCGGTGCAGTCTGAACGCCCGTCTGCACCGTCTCAGCCCCCGCACGGGTCAGCTTCGGCATAATGTCGTTCCGCGCCTGCTGCACATCCGCAAGCGTCGGTGCGCTCTGCGTCTGACCGGTTCTCTGCATCGGGCTCAGGTTGATCGGAGCCGCCGTCGCGCCCTGCATTACCGGGCTGATAATATTCCGGTCGAGTCTTGCGTTGGTGTCCTGAATATTTGCCGTGTATGCAGGTTTGCCGCGCTGCACCACCAGATTACCGTCTACAACCTGTGCAGAGATAACATTTTCGCCCAGTGCATTTGCTGCCGCCTGAATCTCTAATGCGGTCTGCAAGTCCTGTGCCAGTTCTGCGCTGATAAACTGACCGCCGCCGCGCTGAATATCTGCTTTTACCAGCTGTGCCGCCACCTGAGCCGCCTCGGCTCTGCTCGGTGCCTTGCCGTTCTTCTTGTAGTAGTCGGAGTACCACTTTTCGTTGTTGCTTGCTCTAAAACTGGTTCCGTCTGCGTTCCACACAACAGACGTACCCTGCGGCGTGTAGTCTCTTACATACTGCTCCGCCGACTGCAATGCCTGATTGTATTCCTCAAACGTAGAATCAACAATTTCATGCGTTAGCTGCTGAATGCTGACACCGGTTTTCTCCTGATTAGCCGCAAGCAGCTTCGCCCACTGCATTTCGGCATCGCTCAAACCGCCGTTCGGATTACCCGCATCATCCACCGCAAACCGTGGAATCGTCTGCGTTTCATCCACCTGTGCCGCAACCTTCGTCAATCCGCTGCGTCCCACTGGCAGATAACCGGTCGGAAGGGTCTGCGATACCTGTCCGTTCTGGCTTGCATACAATACACTGCCGCTGTCCGGTGCAGACGTGAAATCGCCGCGCATATTGCCGTACAGAACGTCCGGTGTATCCGCATTGTTAAATGCACGCAGATTGTTCGCAACACCGCCGTTCTCGTTCGCATACAGCGTGTTTGCCGTGCGTGTGTTGCCCTCCGGCAGTGCAAGCCGCTGTGCCGTCGGGAGTGCCTGCGACGTGTTCGGGTGCAGTCGATTGTCCATCTGCTCTGCCGCCCGCACATCCGCATTTGCGTCATGAATAGAGGTGGTTGTCTCAGCCGGTGCAGTGCCGTATCTCCGGTTTGCCAGCCGTTCCGATACCGCGTTCGCGCCCTGCATAATGCCCGCAAGTGCCATGCCGCCCTTTGCGCTGTCCCAAAGTTCCTGCGCGGTTGCGTTCTTTGCGTTCTTGTCGTAGGTAGCGCGTTTCAGATAGGGATCGATAAGCGTGCTCGCTGCTTCCTCCACACCCTCACCAAGAACATCAAACGCCTTGTTGAGAATCCTGCTCTTGCTTCCCAGCTTTGCAACGCCCTCGTTCAGTCCGGGAATACCGCCGAACATCTTCTCCGTGCCGACTTCGGTTAAGCCGCTGCCCGCACCGTAAGCAAGCGCCTGATTAAGACTTGCACCGTCGTTCAGCGCTTCGCGTGCACCACTCGCCGCAGAATCGCCAAAGATTGCCGCTAAACTTGCATTCGCAAGAGGTGCTTTATCCAACAGAGAGGAAACCTTGCTTGCCGTACCGGTTGCCGCACCCAGCGCCATGCCCGGCAGCATACGCGCACCGGAACCGGCAAGCTCCTGCGCTTTCTTTGCCGAACCGACAGGCTGTGCCCAGTCGTTCACCTTCTGCATTGCAGAATCCGCAAAACTGGTGTTTACCGTGTTCTTTGCAACATCTTCCCAGAACTGGCCCGCATCCTGCTTGCCCGCCAGTTTCAGCGCGCCGCTCAGTGCGTTTTCAGCCGCAGAGGTAGCATAGCGTGCTCCGTTTTCTACCGCACCCGCTGCATTGAGTGCTGCATTTGCAACACCGCTGCCCCATGCCTTGCCCGCACTCTGCTTGCTGATCGCATCCGCTTCATCGTTCAGCCGCTTGTACAGCTGATACATCGCGTCCGCCTGTTTTTTGTTCGTCGTGCTCATCTTGCTGTACTGGTCATCGCCGTTGATACCGGCAGCCGCCAGTTTCGGATGAGAAATCAGCCACGGCACCGCAGCCAGCTTTTCTCCTGCATTGCGGTTTTTCATGTCCATAGAGATCAGATACGGATACTGTTTCTGCATCCGGTCAATCTCGTTGTTCAGTTCGTCATACCGTGACTGTCTCTGCTCCTGCGTCTGATAGTTCTGCCCAAACGCTGCATTTCTCGCCGTCTCAACCACCGGCTTGGAAACATTGGTCTTTCCGCCACTGGCTTTTGGCAGATATGTCGCGCCGGTATCGCCATTGTACGTCATACCGAACTTCTTGCGGATACGGTCGTTAGCCGCGTGCAGGCGTGTCTTTTCCACTTCATCCGACGTGTTGTGCCACGCCATGGAGTTGGCATTCAGCGTATCAATCGCTTTCTGCCGTTCTTCCTTCTCATTCCACGTCTTTCCGGTGCCGGTTTTCGTCGTTGCCATCTGATTTCGTGCATTGATCGTGCGGTTTGCATCTGCCGCTCTGCCAGCCCGTGCACGTCTATCGTTTGACCGCAGCGGCGTGTACACCTGCTGTGCCGCAGCATAAGGCGTTGCCTTTCTGGTACTGCCGCCGGTAAGGTAACTACTGCCCTGTCTCAGCGTCGTGCTCTGCCGTCTCTCCGTATCCGCCTTGTGTGCTGCGTTTGCGCGGCGGTCTGTGGTGGTCTTGGCACCTCCGGTTTTCGAGCCACCGAACGAGTTGCCCAGCGAACCATTCATCCGCGTTTTGCTTACCGTGCTTCTGGTCGTTCCTGTACTATGCCGTGTATTTCGGTTTCCGCCCTTAGCGGAGATCGTCTGCTTCGGTGCGTTCTTGTGTGTCGCATTAAACTGCTGAATCAGCGCCTTGTTCTGCTTTTCCTTCTGTCTGCGGTTGTAGTCATCTTTCGCATTCTGGCGGGCCTGAGCAAGCTGTTCCTTGCGTCCCTTACTCAGATTGTACCGGTTCTTCTTGTTCGATGCCATTGTACGCCTCCATAAAAGAAGGGGCGGTTAAGCCGCCCCTGTATCGTTTAGTAGTAATTCGGATTGTAAGTACCGGGAGCATAAACCGAACCAACCGGAATACCCAGTACCGCTGCAATTTCCGGAGTTGCACCGCGTGTGCCTCTGCCCTCCCAGAGTTTGAGGTAGAAATCGCGGTTCGAGTTGAGCTTATCGTTTGCAAATGTCTGGTTAAACTGCGACTCCTGCAAATCCTGTGCACGCTTGTTGTACGCAATGTTTGCAAGCGTCTGCTGTGCGTCGAGCGTCGAGTTTACGCCGAAATTGCCGGTTGCGTTGCCGTAGTTGTACAGATTGCCGATGACGTTCTGCTTTGCCGCCTCCTGCTGTGCAAGAATGCTCTGCCGCTGCTGATACAGGCTGTTTGCAAGGTCTGCCATGCTCTGCGCCGCCTGCGTCGAGTTGCCCGCCAGTGCGCTTGCACGGTTGTTCTCCACGCTCTGGATCGCATTTGCGCGTGCAAGTTCGTTCTGGTTATACGCCGAGTTGTAAGCGGCGTTCTGTGCCACCAGTGAGCTTTCCGCAGCACCTTGACCCGAAATGCCCGCCGCCGCAAGCTGAGAGGGAAGGTCTCTCTGTGCTGTGCGGTAGTTGATGTACGCCTGCCGCGCCGCCTCGTCGTAGCTCTGGTTCAAACCCGGCAGCATCGCGGAATACTGCTGGTTGATCTGGTCTGCCATCCGGTCATAGTACGCCTGCTGCTGCTGTTTGATTTGCTCCTGCCGGTCAAGCTCGGCCTGATACTGCTCCTCAACCTGTTTCATCTGGTTAATGTAGTTCTTGGCGTTCTGCGCTGTCGCATCGTTGCTGTACTGGTCGAGTTTGCCGCCGTTGAGAAGGATTTTCTCATTGCGGTTGTTCAGCGAATCTTCAACGTCCTGCCACCGTCCGCCGCTTGCAATCTGGCCGCCGATCACCGTAGACCAATCCGTGTTGTTCAGGCTGTTCTTTCGCTGCTGCTGTTCCGCACTCAGTGGAGCGCTCCATGTGCCGGTTTTGCCGTTGTAGGTGTAGCCGTGTGCCGTGTACAGGCGCTGGTTTTCCTCCTGCAGGCGCTTTCTCGTTGCAGCATCCGCCGTGTGCCACGCATTGGAGTTTGCCTGCGCCTGTTTCAGCCAGTCATTCGACGAACCGCCGGAAGAATTACCGTAAGACGAGCCGCCGGAGGAACCGCCGTAAGACGAACCGCCGCCGGAAGAACCATACGTCCACGTCTGCCCGCCCTTGGTGATTGTGGTGGTGCCGTCGTTGTTCTTCTTCCAGACCGAGCCGTCACCGCCGGTCATGGTCGAGCCTGCCGCCGCACCGCTTACAAAGTTCTTGCCTTTGTCACTGCTGATGTTGTAGCTGCCGCCCGAACCGGAAGCCGTATAACCGCCGGAAGAACTGCTGCTGCCGCGATTCGACGAGCTCGAAGAAGAACTGCTCGTGTTGTTCTTCTTTGTGTTTGCCGCAATGGTGTTCTTAATGCCTGTTCCAAGCGCCTTTCCGATTGCGCCCCACGCACTTTTCGCCATATACTTCTCTCCTTTTCGTAAAATAAAAGCAGGTGTTTCCACCTGCTTTTTGTGTTTAGTTGTGTTTTACAACGTTTTCGTAGTATGCCGCCAGTTTGTCTTCCACGGCATCCTTGTCGCACAGCCAAAACGACTTTGCCATATCCGCGTAAAATTCATCATTGCCTACGCCGTGGCGCTCTGCAACCTCGCTGAGGTCGCTGTACACCGCGTTCATCGCAACCCAGAATTTCACCGGATTGCAGTTTATTCCGCGCCGCTGCATCAATTCCGTGGTCTGATCCAGTGTCCAGTGCGCGCCGGTCGAGCCGTCGGCGTTCTTCATGCCGCGCACCCAGCGTTCCGCCATTTCGCGGTTGAGCTTCGCGCCGCTGCCGCGTGCATAGCCGAGCTGTTTGTCGCTGCCGCGTGTCTTATCCCCTACATACGAAGTATCCCCCATACGCATAGGTTCATCACGAAACCCAATCGGGCGCATACCCTCGTCATGGTATGTCGGCATCTCGTCATACTCGGGATATTCCGCGCTGCTGTGCGGGGCAAATCTGCCGTTGGAATAGCGCGTATAACCGCGCATCTCCGGTTCTCTGCCGCCGTGGAACCGTTCGTCGTAGTAGCTCTGCGGCTCATCATAACCGTAAGGATCGATATAACGGTTACGCGGCATTTCATAACGCACGCCGTAATGCTCACGGTTTTCCGGATATGCCTTGCGGTTTCTCCATTCCTCCGGTGTAAAGTCGCTTCTGCGGTTTCGCTGCATCAGCAGCATCATAGTACCTCTTTTCATGCCGTCACCCCCTTACGTTGTCGGTGCAGTCCCGTTGATGGACCGCAGCGCGTTAGAGTGAGAGCAGCAGGAATTACCGAGCATACGGAAACTGCCGCCGTTTGCCGAAGTGACCACCCGGCACAGGTACTTGTGACGGGTATCCAGATTAAACACTGTCGCCTGAGCGCCGTTGCATTTCAGCAGCGGATACGTTACCGTTCCGTCGCCGATTGTGATTACTACCGGTGCGCCGATGATCGTTGTGCTCGGAATGTTCTGAGCGATTACGATTCCGTATACGCATCCGTTCTGATAATCTCCCGCCGGAATGTTCACCGTCAGCACGCCGCTTGCGTAAGTCACGCCCTGTGAGATACGCAGGTTCGGACACAGTTTTTGTACGGGCTTGCAAGCCATAATCAAAACCTCCTATCAAAGCCGGGGGAATGTCCCCCGGCTGAACGTATCTCTCACATGCCGCAGCAGGTGTTGCAGCCACAGCCGGAAAACTGGTAAGGTGCCGGAACCGGGAACGCCGGTACCGGAGCCGGACGCAGAGCGTTTACAAGGTAGTTGTTCTGCGCCTCCTGAGAAGCCGCGAACTTCAAGGTCTGGTTCTCCGTCTGGAGCGCCGCGATCTTCTCTGCCTGACGTGCAGTTTCCATCTGGTCAATCCGTGCAATGATACGGTCGGTATCACTGTGCGTAGACTGGATGATATCACGCGCATTGGTAGCAGCGTTGTAATTGGTATCGCAGAAACCTCGTTCTACCTGACGCTGCGTATCGCAGCAGCAAGAAGCCATCTGCGTGCCCAGAGCAGTAAGGCCAGCAGTTACGCCGTTAAAGCCAGTGTTCATGTTCTGGTTTACGCCGTTGATAAGCTGGGCGTTCTGATAGCCGAGCTGGCAAACCGAATTGTCCACGCCGTGGAAGCCGTTAGAAACTGCGCTGCCAAGCGTGTTGAAGCCGGTAAGCATCCCGTTGTTCATACTGTAAAAGCCGTTGCACAATCCGTCCTGAATGCCGAGAACGGAACGGGACAGGTTGTTGAAGTTGAACTCACTGCACAGATCGGAGCGAGTAACCGCGCCCTGATACCCTGCGCCGTTCGCACCGTTGCCGCCGTTGTTGCCCCAGCCCCAGCCGTTGCCGCCGAAAATCAGTGCAATAATCAGAAATGCGAAAATCCACGAGCCATCGCCGCCCCACATACCGGAGCCGTTGTTGCTACCGTTGTTGTCCTGACCCAGTGCATAGCCCAGAGCCATCGAATCGTCACTCATAGTGTAATTCTCCTTTTCAGTTATATTTGATCGGAACCGTACGCTTTCCGAACATGACAAATTCACGTCGGATTTTCATCAAGATTCCGTCAAAACTGAAAATGGATATTTACTTGATCTTCATGCCGAATTGCTGTGCAAACTCGCCGAGGTCGATTCCCCGTTCTTTGGCGATGTTCATCGCCATCTGCCGCAGTGCATCCAGACTTTTCCCCTGCATACTCTGCATAAGCTGATTCACCATCGGAGTGTTGCCTGTCATCTGCTGCAAAAGCACCGTCGGGTTCCCGCCGTGCTGCATCAGCTGCATCAGCTGAATTATGCTCATCATGCCTCGCTCCCTCCCAACTTGTCGCACAGCGTGTTGAACCGTGCTTTCAGCTCGTCAAACTCGCTTCTCGGAACGAACCTTGACAAATCCGTTTCCGAGGGCTTATTTGTTTCCTGCATCTGCACCCGGCTGTATGCCACGAAATCCGCGCAGCCGGTTTGAAGGTTGAGCTGCTTTGTGTAGATATAGCCGTGCGCCGTGTCCGGCATGATAGTAAGCGCACCGGAAAAGTCCGTCTGTACCGCGCGTGCTTCCTCCACGCTTGCCACAGGTCGGACAATATGCTGTGGAGATTGCACCTGCTGTTGCATTGGTGTCTGCATTGGCTGTTGCGGGTACTGCTGTTGATACTGCGGCGTGTAGCCAGTGTAACCATAAGGATATGCCATTAACCCAGCACCTCCGTAACGTGTTCGCTGATGGATTTACTTACCGCCTCTTTGTAGGATATATACTCCTCTAAGCAATCTGTGTTGCCTGCGTTGCGGTAAACTGCTACAATGCGACGAGCGCACTCAGGGTCATACCCCATGCGTTCAAGTCTCTGTTCGTAACTCATGCGATCACTTCCTTATACTTTCAGTATAAGGTCTGCCGGGCGTGAAAACCTGTCACAAATCTGTCAACTTGCTGTCACAGCACGCGCAGCATTTTGCATTTGATGCTGTTCAACCGACGATGCACCGTGCTTTCGCTCATGTGCAGCGTCATGCAAATCTGAGTAATAGAGCGCGCCGATGTTCGCAGGTCAAACACGGCGCGTTCTTCTGGTGTAAAATTGCACTCACGCCGGAAGTATTCCACCTCCGGCCTTGTAAATTCCGTTAATTTCATGCGGTATCCCCTCGTTATGGTGTCACCGCATATCCTTCCCCTTGTATAAAAAAAATCGGGTGCGACACACTTTCGCGCTTCGCACCCTATAAAAACACACCGTCCCACGTCCTCTACGTCTATACCCTATGTAGGTTCATAAGGCTTCGGGGAGCGCAGGAACAATGCGTTTTTTCAATCCTGATAGGATTATACCATCTTTTATGCCCGTCCGCAACTTAGCCGTAAAGGTGTGCTCTGTCGTTGATAACCAACAGGCGCAGCAGGTCGGTCGTCAGTGCCAGTTTGCCCTGATCGTCACCCTGCAGAAAGCCCTTGTTCACGAGTTTCTGTACGGTTGCCTTGCCCCAAGCTGGCACTGCGTCTACCGTGTCGTAAACCTTCTTTGCCTTTTCAGCATTTGCAATCTCCTGCTTTGCGATTGCGCGGGTCTGTGCTTCTGTCATATCTTCAACCTCTTTCTCTGTCAGCATGGTTTTGAACTTCTCCCACAACTGAGGATTGCGAATCCACGGTTCGGGACAATTTTTCCTCGTTACATCATAGTGACGGCACACGCGCGATACCGGAATATGGTACTTTGCCATCAGCTCACGGGTCAGCTTTGCGGCGTTCTTCATCGTCGCTTCGGGGATGACGTATACGCCGTTTCGGACAACGCTGCACATCTCAATGCCGATGCTGTTTGCGTTCCGGCAATCGTTGTAGTAACTGCCACCGCGTTCCCTGCCGCAATGCCATGCCGTGTCGCCGTCCTTTACGCTCTGCACGATTCTTTCCGTGTCCACGAAATAATGTGCGCTTGCGTTCAAACCGCCCTCACGTGCGAAATAATCCGCGTTATTTTGTGCGGTGTCGCCGTTGCCGGACGTAAAGTGCAGGCAAATCCAGTTAATCGCAAACTCTCTGCCCTTGCGGTAGTTTCGTTCGTTGCACTGTTTGAATGGAATACTCATTTACTTTACTCACCCTTCTTTTTCGGTGCGGTGTAGGTCAGCGCCGTTTTGGAATCCGTAATGCCCGCCGTGGTCGGGTCGATAAACACGCTCAGCACCGCAAGGCACATGGTGCAAAGCTGCACCGGATTAGACAGCACCGAAACAATACCGTCCCACACAGCCGCCCAGCTCGTAAAAGTCTGCGGGTCAACGCCAATGGCAGTGATTGCCACGCTGACAATACCGACCCAGAACCACGGGTTCTTCATTCGTACAGGGATATTTACCTTCATACTATCACCTCGCAATATGGTCTATAGCAATTCCTTCTAAGAACTGCTCGTATTCCTTCGTCGTCTTTTCAATAGCCGCAAGTCCTGCTTCTACCTCACCGTTGCAGTGACCGCGCTTTAATGCCATTGCTACGCCAACGGTAAGCTGACAGTTTGCGTTAAGCATTGCAAGCTGCAAGCGTCCCTCTTTGGCTCGTTGTTCCGCTCTCCGGTTTACCCGCTCCGCTTCTTCCTTTGCTCTCTTATCACGCTTGCCGGACTGCGCCGCCATAGCAGCGCAGATGATTCCGGCAACACCCGTGATAATGGTGCAGATAACCTCAGTCGGCATATCCCACCTGCTTTCTGCTATACTTTTGCGTGAGATACAGCTCCGTAATCCTGTATTTGCGCACCGCCTCGCGGATTTCTGCAAAGTCCTCACGCTGTCTGATGTGCTTCGGAAAAAACTCATCGACGATCATGTTCGGTGCAGCGGTGTTTTCTGCGCCCTTCATGTTACGCATCCTTGCTACCGCCGAACTCGGACGGTACAAGCTCGGGCAGACCGGAATCAATCAGAATTTCCGCCACCTGCTTTTTCAGTGCCTTGGGCACCGCATCGAACTCCGTCTTGCCGAGGATAACCCTCTGTGCAAAAAACATAGCCATCATAATTACCAACCTTTCTAAACGTCTAAAAATGTTCATTATTCTGCGTAAACCTGCATCGCCATCTCCGCAATGCAGTCCTCAATAAAATCACTGCGTTCGGTCGCGGCGTTAAGTTGTGCTTTCAGCAGCTTATTTTCCTGCTCCAGTTCTGCGTTGGTTTTCGGGATAACCGGCTTCGGCAGCTTCGCCTTATCCGCCTCGATTTCCTCGGCAGTGCGCTCTACCACCTTGCCGTCTACGAGTTTGTAGCGCAGAACAGCACCGTCGTAGAGCGGCTTTGCGCAATAGTGACTCTGCGCGAGCGCGTACTTGTCTCCAAAGCCTTCATCGATTTTTATCCAGTTGGTTAAATCATTAGGGAGAGAATACTCTCCCTCCAAACGCAAAACACGGCTTTCACTGTCCAGAAGGACGTATACACGGGATTTTGGGGTTTGCATCCAATTCCTCCTTTCTATCCGGGAGCTTGTACCATTTGTAGCAGTCCGCGAATGGAATATCGTACCCCTCGTCTGTGATAAACAGTCCCTCGTCAGGATAGCAGTCTGCAACACTCCATAAGAGGTAGCCGTATTGGGAGATTGTAGCGACAAGGTATGTGCCGTCGTGAGTTGGGTTAGTCATGGTGTGTCACCTCCTTATAGGTCGGCGGATGCCGTCAATTCAAAATCTCTCCAACCATCAATTTGAATTTTAAGTCTGCATCCGGTAGAATACATATAATCAACCTCAATGTCCGAGTTGGATACTGTAACAGCAGGTTCCGTGCGCATGGTTGTAGGAAAATAAATTGGATAAGCAATGCTGCCGCCAATATTTTCGATGCCGCTGCCTACACCGATGGTGCTTTTTTCTAGTTTTAAAAAATACCTCTGACACCTCCTCAGCTGCTCCCCGAAATCCGGGATTTCGTTTAGTACCCAGTTACCAGAAGAATCTTGATGAGCAAGGGTCTGGGTGGAGCCAAGTTCGAGCTTGGCGGCGACAGCCGTAGTCGTGCTCGAATATCGCGCCCAAATTCTCTTGCCACTTTCTAATCCTATGAGCTGTATATCACCAATCTCAATTAAACTGTCCCAATTTCCCCATGTAGACGGAATTACAGCACTTTTGGTGACTAGCGTGTTGTCTGCAAAGAAAAAAGAATAAGTAACTGTTTTTCCCTTCAAGAACGAGGAAAGTTCATATTCAAAAGGTTCGAAGAGCGCTCCGGACGTCAACCGAATGCCCTCATCTTCAACAGTCAAAACGCCGTCTGACGTGAGATGCCACCTATCCACCGTATACTTATCCCCCGTATACTCCGTCTGCCCTCTCTGGTTCACCGGTCTGCCGAAGTACCAGTTATCGAGCAGGTTGGGGTTGACACGGTATTTGACGGCGCCAGAAATCGGAGTGGAGTCGGTGGTCGAAACCGCGATATTCTCGCCCGTCAGCGTGCGGTCAGCAGAGAGGTCAAGGTCGTTGATCTTGCGGGTCTTGGGGACAACATCATTTGCAAGCGCGAAGCCATTCATCTGTGCAAGCGCCGCATTAAACTGCGTTTCCGTGCCCTGGTAGCCGCCGTCGAGTGCCGCGTCATACGCATTTTTGCCGTCGTTGCCGGGAACGCCCTGGATGCCCTGCACACCCTGAATGCCCTGCGGACCGGTGGGACCCTGAATGCCCTGCACGCCCTGCGGACCTACCGGACCTTCCACCTTGCCGACGCTCACCCAGTCGAGCGCGTTCTCGCTCCAGATGTAGCACTCGCGGTTCTCCTCGACCTGATACATCTTGTCGTTGCCGTTCGGGATAGCGTTTCGCAGTGCGGCGAGGGTGCTGTAAACGTCCTCGATGTATAACGCCTTGCCGTCCTTGCCGTCTGCGCCCTTTTCGCCCTGTGCGCCCTGCGGACCCTGTGCGCCCTGCGCGCCGCGAATGCCCTGTGCGCCCTGCTCACCCTGAATGCCCTGCGGACCTCTCGGGCCGATCTCGCCCTGCGGACCGCGTTCACCTCTGAGGCCCTGCTCACCTCTTTCGCCCTGGTCTCCCTTGTCGCCCTTGTTGCCCTGCGGACCGCGAACGCCGTGCACGACCGTTACGCCGTTTACGTCCTCAACTGAGCCCTCGGCAAACTGCATCCTGCTCCTCTGCGGCAGCACATTGCCGGCTGCGTCGAGGATAACGTGGCCCGAGCTTGCCGTTGCAAGCCATGTCGAGCCGTCGAGGCTGTATTCAATTGCCCCGTCGCTGTTGAGCCGCAGCCAGACGAGCGAGCCGTCATTGCACTTGATGCTGATCTCGTCGTTCGCGATCAGTGCGTTTACAGCGTCGACGGTCTCGTTGATCTTGTCTCTCAGCAGTCGCGGCAGCTTGTCGAACACCGCCTTGTTTTCTGCAGCCGTGCCGGTCAGTGTGTCCGCCGCGGAAACAACGCCTGTCGAGCTCACCGCGCTGTCTGAAATCTTTTCGATTGCCATTTCATCACCTCACCATAGTTCCGATGGTGTATCTCTTGATAATGCCGAACACGCCGAACGCCTCGTTCAGTGCGTTGTTCTGCATGATAAGCTGCAAGGTCTTGTACTTCTTGACCTTGCTGTTGAACGGAAGCACCTGCGGCGCGTCGTTCGTGTTGAACGTGAAGCGGCTGAAATCAATATCTTCCCAGTTGAAAATATCCGCGATACCCTCGCGTATCTGCCGGCCGAAGTCGCGTTCTGTACGGGCGAACACCTTGACCGAGGAACGGGTGTAAGGCTTCATCATAACGCCAGAGCCGCGCTTTACCATGGTCTTGTACGTCATAAAATCGCCGTCGTCGTCCGCCTTGGTGTGCCACTCTGCGGAAATTGCCGTACCGCCGGTAATTCTGCCGTCCTCACCGAGCGTACCGCCGTCAGAATAAGCCTGCATCGCGTCAATATCCGTGTTCAGCTTGCAGATTTTGCCGTCGCTCGTTCCGAAATACAGGCTTCCCCTGCTTTCCATCATGCGTACCGCCGGGAAGTTGTCCCAGTAGTAGCACTCGTACACGTAATCGCCGTAGGACTGCGGCTTGTACGCTACGTTCTGGTTGGTGTCGAGCACATAGGCATGGTTGTTCACAGACAGCACATAGTAGCCGTTCCAGACTACCGCGCAGGCGTTTTCCAGATGATCTTCCTTGGTCAGCGCCGCATCCACGTAGTAGGAGCGGTTTCTTGCCACCTGCAAGGCCGTGATGTTGCTGCTCGTCAGCGCGAACACGCCCGTTCGGCTGAGGAATACCGGCTCTTCCGGCAGATACGCGAATGCGTGCTTTGCCACTGCACCGGCACCGGCTGCGGCTCTGCGTACCGGAAACTGCACCTTGTTCGTCGTGCTGTCGATGTTATACCCTCGGAAATAGATCGTGGTCTCGCTGCGGTCATCCGACTTGACGATTGCCTGACTGTCCGAGATTGCCGTATATCCGACGATTGCCGCGCCGTCCGCGCCCACCTTGGTATAGGAGAGGTCGGAAAAGTACAGCGGATTGTTGCTTTCACACCGCCAGTCCTTGTCCTGCTCGTCGGGATTGCCTGCAAGGAACACCCTGTCCTGAGACTTGCCGCCGTAGATTGCCGCGATGGTGCACTTTTTGATCTTGTCCGCGTAACCGTCCACGTGCTTTACAAACGTGATCGACACGTTGTCCTTGCCGGTAATATCCGGTTTCGGCGGCGCACTGGTAAACGTCACCTGTCCCTTACTCCCGTTCAGACTGTAGCGGCTTGCGTCCCAGACCGCACCATTCACCTTGACCTCTGAAATGCTCTGTACGTCCGTGGTATCGAGCTGATACACGGTAGCCGAGCCGTCCGCGCAGAACTCGTTCTTGCGCTTGTCGCTCAGAAGATTTACATCCTCGAAGCTCGTGCCGCCGCCCGTCGGCGTGTTGGCGATGGTGGTAGTCGGAACGTAAGCGTCCGCTGTCGCGTCCTTGGCGGTCTCGCCGTCGAACACAAGGTACTCGCCGCCCGTCAGCACATACATTTTGTCGTTCAGCGTAAACGAGGTGCCCTGCTTGTTCGTCAGTCCGCTTTTCAGCTCTGTTAAGGTGTTCTCCGTCCACTTGTACAGCCGTGTACCGCCATGCACAAGAAAGTATTCTTTGTCCTTGATAATACCGCGATACAGGCCGTTTACCGGCTTCTCGACATTCAGCAGTACGCGCCATCCCTTGCGCTTTTCTGGAAAGCCGCCGCTGTCCGAGATCAGGTTTACCGTTCCCATTGCGCCGCGTGCAGAATCAACCTGTGTCGGGTTGCTTGACAAATCCACGCCCTTAAAGCTGGAATACTCGGTCTTGTACTTTTTCGGGGAATCGGGAATCTTGTATGTTGCCATTTACACCCACCCCGTAACCGAGCGCCACGCGCCGCCGCTCGAGGTCTGCTGTCTCCTGCTTGCAAGCATCTGCTTTACGTTCTCGTATTCGTTCAGATACTGCGTCGCCATGGAAATATCATCTTCCTTGAACACCTCTGCCGCGATATACAGCGGAATCGCCCGCTGCGCTTCCTCCGGCAGAGAAAACGTCGTGTCGCCGGGCGTGCTCTCGTCGATGTTCTCTGGATACGACTCGTACCAGATAACCAGTGTTCCGACGTACTCCGCCGGGACAAACAGCGTGTCCATGCCGTCAAACTGATAGTCGTTCACGCGCATAAACGTGTTGTTCGCGCCCATGATCGTCAGTCTTTCCGGGCAGAACCGCATGAAATCCGGTGCAAGCTCGCGGATATGAAACAGCCGATAGCCTTTCGCATCATCGTCCGGCAGCTCCACTTCCACGGATTTGTAAATCGGCATGACCTCGGCAAGGTCTACCATTGCAAACCATGCCGCGTGCGGCATTGCCCGCACATAATCCGCCACATCAGGCGAAGTCAGCGAAACCTCCGTGCCGTAGTTCAGGCGTGAGAAAATCTTGTCGAGTGCAGCCTTTTGAATCTGCTCCCACGTCATAAAATCACTCCTTAAAAGGGGAAACGGCGGGGGAAATCCCCGCCGTAGTCTTTACAGCAGCTGCGTACCGTTTGCCAGCGTATCGCCAACAATAGAGATTGCGCGCCAGTCGTTGAAGCCTGCACCGAAACGTGCGCGGCCGGACCAGTAGTTCGCATCGGTGTTCTCGTCCACAGAGGAACGCACGGTCAGCGATACGCGGTCGAGCCACGGCATACACATAGCGTCCTTGTTGTAGTCGGAATCGAGCAGCATAAAATACTCCTTTCCGCCGATGGTCTTGGGCAGATAGTTCCATACCAGAACGTTCCACAAACCGAGCTGGAAGTTGAAAGCGTTGTTGTTGGTGTTCGGGTCGAGTTCCGAGCCGATAGCCGCAAACAGTTCACGCTTGAGCTTGCCGGAGTTCGGGATGATGATGGTATCCGGCTTGATGTTCAGCAGGTTGCCGTCATCGTCTCGGATGTCCTGCATCTGCTCCTGTGCCGCATCCAGAATATCGGTGTACTTGTCCGTGCCTGCGGTGTACTTGAAGCGGTTGGACTGGTTCTTGTAGCCCTTGGTCGCCGAGCCGTGCGCGTTGGAGAACAGCGAAACGCCGTCTGCCGAGGTGGTATCATACTTCTTGCCGCCGAACGCAATAGAAGTGCCAACGCCGCCAGCGATCATGTCCGCTGCAAACTTCTCACGGGTGCGGTTGTAGCTTGCACCGAACTTGCGTGCGCGGGATTCAGCCAGATTGAACTTGCTGTCCTCGATGAGCTCGCGGGTAACTTCAAAGCGGCTCTTCCAGGTGGTCGGCTCGATGATCTTGCTGTAGCCCTCCTGTACAGAGGTCAGCGGATACGCGCCGTTCTCGCCTACGTCCTGAAAATCACCCAGCGCAGTTGCAGAGGTGTACTTCTCTGCGTAGTTGGTGGTGGTATCCATATAGAATACCTTGTCGATCATGCTCTGCTCCTGAAAGCTCTCTACGCGGTCTGCGATGATTGCCTTGATGGGAGCCTGCGATTTGCCGAAGAAGGAATCCGCAACGCCGGAACCCTCAGAAAAAGTAATGCCTGCCATAAATTATCTTGTCTCCTCTCTTTTTTAGGCGGCAACCGCTGCCGGATCAACAAACACACCGGTAACGGTCGAGTTGGTGGTAGCGCCGTCGGTGGTCAGAACCTTGAAAACGCCCTTGGTGGTGGTCGCGGTAACGGTCAGCGCATCAGCTGCCAGAGTGACAGCCGAGCCGACGACGGTCTGCGCAACGGTGGCGGTCGAAGTAGTCTCAAATACGATGTTGTCGTTTACCTCGATAGCCGGGTAATTGCCGTCCTCGCGCTTGGGACCCATGATAATGTGAGTCGGCTTGACGGAAGCGGTGCCCTTTGCCAGCGCGCCGGAAGTCAGAGTAGCCGCCATGCCGAGGGTCAGGCCGTCCGCGCCGGGAAGGTAAACGAACGGGGACACATCAGCCACACGGCGATATGCGATCTTAAACATGAAAAAATCTCCTTTTACTTGTATTTTTTGAACTTTTCCACAAGCTGTGCGTGGGTAAGGTTCGGAAATGCGTGCTTCATCATCTGCATTTCCTGCGGGTCGATTACAATATCGTCACCGCCCGCATTGCCTGCTGTGGTGGTCAGGTGGCTCTTGCCGTTGACATTGTTCATGGCCTGTTGCTTTGCCGCTGCTGCGCGCTTGCCGGTCAGCTGGTCAAAGTTTGCAAGGCGGAACGCGTCAACGAGCGAATAGCCTCTGTTGACGTACTCGTTAAAAACGGGTGCGTTCGGGTGGTTTGCCAGTGCAGCAACGTCGGTAATGGACGGGTCAAGGTGCGAAATCTCCTTGATTGCCTCGTTCATCTGCCGCTCGCCCTCCTCCATCTGCACACGGTCAAGCACTTCCTGCGCCTGTCGGACAGTGGGGTTGTTTGCGATCATCTGATCGAGCATGGACGGGTCGAGCCCTGCCTGCTGCATCTGGTCGCGCCGATATGCCTGCTGATACGCCTGCAAATCAGCCTCAGAGGTGATCGGCTTGTTGGTGTACGGGTCAAGCTGACCCTCGTACATCTGCCGGATGACCTCATCCTTTGCCGCCTGTCGCTCCTGCTGAATGCGCTCGTTAAACTGCGCTTCCGCTCTGCGTCTTGCAGCGGCAAATCGTGCGTTATCTTCCGCACTCTGTACTCCCTCGGGCGCAGCTTCGGCGGTCTGCTGCTCGTTTTCGCCTGTTTCCTCGGGGCCGATGGATGCCGGTTCGGCGGATTCCGGCTCGTTTACGCCTGCCTCGGTGGTTTCCACTTTGGTTTCCATAATTTCTTCCATTTGGGTGTTCCTTTCCGGATTTTTACGCTGTTCCATGCGATTTTGGGCATAAAAAAACCGCCCTTTCGGACGGTTCCGCTATTCCCTTTTACTTGCCGCTCTTAGAGGAGCGCAGATCGCCGCCGGTCTTAACGGTCGGCTTCTTGGTCTTGGTCTGCTGATACAGCGCCTTGACCTCCATGCTGCCGGAGTTCTTCACCTTACCGGCCAGAGTTGCACACTTTGCCATACTATTTCACCTCCTTTACAATCTGCTTATAGTTTGGGCACTGCGGATTTTTGCAGATAAGCACGAGCTTACCGTCCACAGTGTCGGTCTTGGTGTCGATTTTACATACCGGACATACCAAGGCTACCGCCTCCCTCCTGATAACTCGGCATATCATCCAGATTTACCGCCTGCGTCGGGTCTGAAATCTCGGTCGGCATGCTCTGCTGCATCATTGCCTGCTGCTGTGCCATCATCTGCTGTTGCTGTTCCAGCCGTTCGGAAAGCTGCTGTTTTACCTCGCTTGCCAGCGGGTAGTGCAGCCCCTCCATGATCGTCCAGAACGTCAAGAGGCTCTGCATATCGGCCGGGTCTCCGAAGCAGCCGTTTTCGAGATTCATTCTCGCCTCCTGCCAGAGGTTTTCACGGTTGCCCGCAAGCGGCGCGGTCTGGTCTACGCTGAACAGAAATTCATCGTTCCAGTACGGTTCGCCCGCCTCATCCACCTTGAGGAAGTCCATCTTGTTAAACGTGCCGTACATCTGCGTGCCGTTGGTGTCCTTGTAAACCATCGGCCGCGGCTCGTCACTGTACGCCAGTAAGAACTTAAACATAACCTCGAACAAATCCGCATAGGCGGCGTTCTTCATCACCTTCCGGCTTTCCAGTCGTCCGGCGGTCTGTGCCGCCGCAAACTGCTTTGCCGTGCCGCTCGTTGCCGTGCTGTCCTTGCGTCCCTGGAACGAATCCGTAATGCCGATAAGGTTGCGCATTGCCGTGTAGGTGCTGTCCTCAAACGCCATATCGCGAGAAATATCCGGCTGCAGGGTCAGCACATCAACCATTGCTTTTTCTTCCGGGCTGTCAATCTCAAAAACCTTGAAATTCTCGTCCGTGCGTCTAATCTGCTTGCCCTTTGGCAGGGTGATAACCGAGCCGCCGCCCAGCAGCTTTTGCGAAATTGCGCTGTCGAGCTTGTTTACAAGCATCTGCTGATCCCGTATCATGTCCACGTCAGAAGACCCTAACAGCTTACCCACAACGGACACATTGCGCCGCAGTACCACCGGATACACATCCGGCTTATAGTACGGTATCATGTCGTTTTCTTCGTGCTGTGTAACGGTAGGGTTGCCCTTCTCATCAAGGCTGATATGTTCAACCATCTTGGTCATCGGAATACCGTTCTCGTCCGTCCGCGCAAAGTCCTTGACGGTTTTCTGTTCGCCGCTCTTACTGCCACAGTACGGGCAGTAAGAGCCCTGCATATCCGCGCCGCACTTGCTGCAAGTCTTAATGCGCCGCGCCTGATAGTCCTCCATGTACTCCAGCAGTACGTCATTGCACCACGCCACGCGCCCAATGCCGCCGTCCGAGTTGCGGAAGTATCCGATATTCTCCGTTACCAGATCATCTACCACGCTTTGCTCAAAGCCGCGTGCGTCCGGCTGCTCCTCGTCCTCAGCGGATACGTCCTTGCCGTACTTCTTCTTGATGTACTCCTTGCTCTGTGCGAGCTGAATAAAAAAGTAATCCATCTCCGGGATACTGTAAACGCCCGGCTGTGGGATAAACTGCTTGGGATGCAGCAGCGTAACACTCAGCGCGCCGCGTGTGGTGTGCGTCCGCTTGGTGTTGTCCCACTCCACAAGGAACAAATCGCCGCCGTGCGTCGGTGTGGTTCGCTCGTCCTGATCGTTTAAGCGCTCGAAGGGCAGCCGGTCAAGCTCATTGCGGATATAGTCCTCAATGGTTTTCGCAAGCTGTTCGTCTTCCTCGTGCCTCGGCGTAACCTTGGGCGTTGGAATATCGCTCGATACTTCCGCCTCGATGATTTCCGCTACCACGTTCCGCGCCACTACTGCATCTTGCGCTTTCTGGTTCTTGCCGTGCACCTTGTCGATCTTGTGCGTTCCCCGGTAGATTTCTTCCCGCTCGACCATCAAATTTAGTTCCGGCTGGTACTTGCTCCGCGCCTTGCTTAGCCTGTCCTGCCACTTCTTCAAAATCTGTTCGTCGCTCTTGCCCGTTTTATCAAACGGATTTCGCATTTTATCACCTCATTTTCAAAACGGATTGCCCCATTTAGACAATAGATACTCCTGTCCGCTCTTGTCGGCGTTGTAGTAGTCCTCGTACATATCATCCGTCCACTTGGCCCGCTTGCCTCTCGGCTTGTCCTCGGTGTAGCTCTGCTGTGTGCGTGCATAGTAGGCGATAGCCAGCGCCATAACGCAGTCGTCATGCGCGCCCTGTTCCGCCTCTGCTCTGCCCTTCTCGTTGCGGACAAACGTCAGCATTTCGCCCAGCGTGTCCGCATCGTTCAGCAGCTCAACACTCTCGCGCACCACCTCAACCAGTCCGGCAATAATAACCGGACGGGTAACAGAGGTCGTCTTAAAGCCGTAGCTGTCGCGGGGTCTGTGGGTGTAATTGTCCTCGGTCTGCCGGACGTACTGCCGAGGATACCGCAGGCGCTGCAGCTCCTTGATGGGGTAGCTGCTGTAATTCGCCTCTATCGCAATCAGCGCCTTGTTATAGTAAACACCCAGACAATACATCTGCGCAGCGTATACATCCTCATCGAACTGATGCCGCAGTGTGCACACCTGCCGCCCGTTGGTGTTGTCGAGCACCTGCCCAACAAACCAGTCCGAGCCCTCGCCGGACGTATCCCCACCGATCACATACGGCACGCCCTCGCGCCTGTCCTGATAGATGGAGATGTAGCCGTCGTCAGCGTCCACCCACTTAATAGAACGATCATCAATCCGCACCTGATTAGATACCGCGTCAAACCGTGTCGAATATGCAAAGTATCCACGCTTAACCGGCTCCCGCAGCTCTGCCAGCCTGCCGTTGACCTTGGCCGCGTCAAATATGGTCTTACCGATAACGCCCCACTGCCCCAGACAATACACCTGGTAATAGTAAGGATCACTGTCCTTGTACCCCTCGAGCGTCCGCTTGTAGTCCTCGTCCAGCCATGCGTTATCCTTGTAGGTGGTTTTCAGCGTCACCGCCCGCTCATCCTTGTGATCAAAGAACCGCTTTTTGAGCCAGTGCAGCACGTTGATCGGGTTAAATGATAAGGTAATCTGTCCGTGTATCCGCTTGCCTCGCAAACGTATGTCAAGCTGGTTAAAGTCGGCTTCTGCAATCTCGCTTGCCTCCTCAATCCATATGTCGGTGAGTTCACCCTTGGGAAATGTAACAGACTTGATCTTCTCGGGATCGTCGAGCCCCTTAAAAATACAGGCGTTGCCGGTCAGCCTGCATACAATCTTAAGGTCGGTAACATCAAACAGGCTATGCAAGCCCCAGCCGTTAATGACCTGCTGCAGCAGTGCAAACGTACTCGTTCGGTTTGTGTCGCCAACCTTGCGGACCACAAGCACATTGCACAGCGGCTTGCTCATCATGCGGACAACCAGCCGTTGCGCTGCAAATACAGACTTACCAGAGCCAGCGCCGCCATACAGCACAATATATCTGTGCTCGTCATCGTCCAGCAGCGGCAGATACGCCGCGTTGAATGCCCGCTTGGGGATATTAACTTGCACCCGCCGCACCTCCTAATTGTACAAAATGCGTATTTTGCATAATAAGCAACACCGTCCGTCTTGCTCTCTGGTATTTACCCCGAGAAATCCGGCACTCAGCCCCACGAAAACCCTTAATTTTGCAAGTCGCAAAGTCTAATCCTGCATATCAGGGTAAAAAAACAGACCTGCACCGCCCGAAAGCGGCTGCAAGCCGTTACTCTGTATCATTCATTTCGTCATCATCCAGCAGCTTAACCGTGATCGTCTGCGCTCCTACGATTTCCCGGCGCTCAATAAATGCGCCGATACTCCGTGCGCGCAGCTCAGACGCTTTCAGACGGTCTTTTATGTCCGCCTTATCATTACGCATGGTATCGCTCCAAAACGCGTTAATCTCCTGCATATCCGCTACACGGTCACGATCTAAAAGCTCGTCACGGTCTGAAATGTACTGGTTAAGTTTGGTTAGGTTTTGCGCTCCAATTACTTTGGCGTTATCAGGCTTGTAACCGGCAAGCCGTGCCGCCTCTGTAGCTGTCTTGCCTTGCTTGTAATAATCAATCCATGCCCGCTGTTTTGCGGTCAGCTTGCCCATACTTTCACCCCTTACTTATATATAGGCAGACAAAAGCCGCCCCGGTTACTTGGAGCGGCTTTTGTCTGCCTACATTGTTTACTTGTCCATGTCTGCCGTTATCAGCTTATAGACATAGCTGTTCAGGCTCTCGCCCTTGCTGGCTGCGTACTCCTTAATACGTTCGCGCTCGCCCTTGGGCACTACAATATTAAGCCGATCATATGCTTTCGCGTTGTACTTATTGCTCGCCCGCGTGCGTGCGTTTGGCTCAACTGCCATGGTATCACCTCCCTGTTATAGTGTACCACAGCCGTTATCATTGCTCAATTATACAATTCCACTAAATATCATTGCTCAATTATGTTTACTTTGCCTATTGTTTATCATTACTCAATGATATATACTGTAATCACAACAAAGGAAAACACAAACCACCGAAAACAAAATGGAGGAATAGAAAATGACTAAGAACTTTGAAGCACGCGTACTGAGAGAGATCATCGTAGAGACCCGTAAATATCGTTACATCGAGCATAACGGCAGCATCTACCGCATCGAGCTTGACAAGCTGGACACCACCGCAGCGCTGCATGATTGGCAGCTCATCAAGTAATCACCAAATCCCCTGATGAGTCTTTGAAAATTAAGACGAAACCCCGCAAGGGGTCGGGATAACCCGAAACACCGAAACACAAAACAGGAGGTACACACCATGTTAAACACTAAGACCCTTACCGAGAAGAAAACCGCAGCGCTCACCATCTACAAGGCAGCCAAAGCCGCTTACCTTGCAGACCAGAGCAAGGATAACTGGATCACATTCTGCGACGCTCGCCGCACCTGCATGTTACTCGGTGTACGCATTTAAGGAGGTAATCACAATGGCCATCATCAACAAGACTTTCGCAATCGGCGACACCTACCGCGGCACTCGCGGCGATCTCTTTACCGTAACCGCCACCGGCACACGCAAGATCAGCGGCACGCGCCGCACGAGCACCGCAACCGTCACCCTCACGCACGAGAGCGGCAAGGCTTACGAGCTCGACCTCTCCCACGCGCAGCGCCTCTTGCTCACCAAGTGCTAAAGGTTCTCGCGGGTTCACCCTTAAAGCCCGCAGCCATAAATCTTAATTTGGAGGTACACACCATGAAAACCAATTACCCAATCCTCACCAAGCAGAACGCAGTCATCGGCAACAAGTACGCATCCGCAGGCGATGGTTATATCACCCTTAATCGTATCTACCGCATCACCGAGCAGCAAGCTGCCGAAAACTGGCTTTCCTGTCTCGATCGTTACGAGGCCGTCACCAACAAAGGCGATACTCTCAACGCCGCATTTCCTGATAGCGACCTATTCGACTTTAACCGCTGGAACTAACCAACCACCCGCCCCGGAGGTCACGAGGGCAGAAAGGAAAACCATCGTGACTAAGCTAATCGCCATTATCGCCGCCCTGCTGCAGATCGTACCGGCCACCCGCACCATATCCGGCGAGGTGTACCGCATCGACTACCCGACCGACACGCAGGACGCGCCCATTGTTACCATCGTCACCGAGGACGGCAACGAGTGGATCACAGATGACTACATCGCACCGCGTCACACGCCACTGCAGATCACATTCAGCACCAACAGCACCGAGGACGTAACCGATGACGAGATCATCTCCATCGCATCCACTTGGACGCGTTAAGCATGGGAGCCTCACCGCTCCCTCTCATTCTCCCGCCCGGCTCACGCACCCGCGGCGGAACATATCGAAAAGACTTTCACGCAAAAGTATTAACTTTCGCATGAAAGTATTGACTTTCGCATAAAAGTTCGCTATACTATAAATACAGAAAGAGATAAGAAACAAAGCAGGAGGCAATTATTATGTTAGCTATCATCACCTTATTCTGTCAGCCATCCGAACGCCTCAACGAAGCAAAATCCACGCCGAACTATCCCGTCAAGGAGTATGACGCATTTGCCGTTACGGATGGCGTGGAATCCGATCGCCAGATTGGCAAGCTCGGTTGGGACACATACGGCAGCTATATCGCCCTGCGTCGTGTGCTTATCGAGGTTCCGGAAGGTGTGCATTACGGCCACTGTGATTTCAACGGCTACCGCAACACAACACCGGCATTCTACGGTGACTACGACGCGCACGACGGTAATATTTGCATGGTGCCTGTCACTGTTGGTACGCCGTCCAGCCTGCGCGAGCACGGCGAAAACCTCGAAGCCGCATTCGATTCCGCGATTGATTCCGGTATCTTTTTCTCCATCCCGAACGAGGACGGCGGCCGACGCACGGAACGCGCCCATGTTTACAAGGTCGGCGATGTCATGGATAAGGCACACGGGGACAAATGGCCGAAAGGCAAAATCTCCGTTGCCGATATCCGCGAAGCCGCAGGTTTAACCCAGCAGCAGCTTGCAGACGTGACCGGCATTCCGCTGCAAGGTTTGCAGCAGATCGAAACCGGTAAGATAACCGCCTACGAAGCAGGCGAGAATTACCGCGAGAAGATCACCGAAGCGCTGAACTTTTACGACTATCAGAGTATTTTCTAATCTCGAAAGGAGCACCCAACAATGAATAAAGTAATCCGTGGCAAGCGCTACAACACAGAGACCGCCAAGTTAGTCGGCACCTGGGAAGCCAACGAGCCGGAAAACTCGGATTTCTGGGAGAAGGAAGAACTCTACCAGAAGCGAAGCGGCGAATTCTTTCTTATCGGTCAAGGCGGCGCACAAACGCAGTATGCACGTTTTTCTATGAGCGGCGAAAGCAAGCCGGGCATTGAACTCCGTCCGATCGAGCCGGAAGAAGCGTCTGACTGGGCCGAGGAACATCTCACGGCCGATGAGTACGAAGCACTTTTCGGACCGGTTGCCGAGGACGGCAGCCGTGGCCGCATTACTCTAACGCTGCTCAACTCCACCATTGACACCGTGCGCCGTGAAGCACAGCGCCGAAAAATGAATTTTAATGAGTACCTCGAAAAACTCATTGCACAGCAGATGAAGGAGGAACAGAAATGAAAGTGCAGCTTTTTTCCACGCCTTCCGGCTATCCCGCGTATTATCTCCGCTTGAAAGATGGCGTTTACGATCGAGTGAACGCATTTCCCGCTCCTTGTACCGCGCCGGGGACGCCGATTGACCAGCGATATGCACGCGCAATCGACAAAGACAGATATTTTCCTGTTATCACCTCAGCGCATGACGGATATATCTTTTTCGGTCTGCCGGAAGGCGCCGAGGTTTACACGATTGCCGAGGTAGCCGCCATCGACCACCCGAACCGCGCCAAAGAATAAAATGCTTTGTTTCTCCATGACAAACCCCGCTCACCAAAGCCATAAGGTGAGCGGGGTTTCCCATTATACGACTGTTTCGGTCTTGCAGGACTCGCACCCGCTAATAGCCACTATGCAAACCGGTATACCTCCGCAGGGAGGTATGGGCGCTATCGTCGCGTCTGTACGTCGGGCTTTTACCGAGGCTTGCGCCGCTGTCCAGAACGGTTGTATGAAATCCAGAGAGGTATTACCTCACTTTCGCAAGTTTACTTGTGTTTCCGTCCTGTGTGATTAGGTTGTTTATTGCAAGAGATAAACAGACTGGTGCTCTTTCGTGGCGTGTACTTAGCCACCCGAAAGCGCCGTATCGGCTTTGTAACTTTGTACCGGTTGTTTTGCTCTCGGCTCTCTCAGTCCGTGTGAGTGCTTATCCGGGCAGCACTCGCCCTCTCGATATAGGCTGTTCGGCGTCTCTGTCCGTCGTGTCACGCGTCTCTATCGGTGCGTAATCCGGCTGATTCCCTTGTTAGGTTACAGCGGGGAGCGACCCCGGTTGCGGCGTGCCTGCAAGCACCCGCTGAACTCTGCAAAGCCGTTGCAGCAGCTTCACAGGCGTTCGGAAACAGGCTCGTCTTTCCGAGCTGTCAGAATATTATCGTCCTCGTTGGAGGCGTTGTGCTCCCTCCGCCTCATGCAGCTTCGGGAACAGATTGACTTGCACGTTGTCCACCATGCAAGACTTGCAAAAGTCCGCCACGTTGCCCTTGGTTAATCCATACGTTACCCGTCCGACCTCACGCAGCCATCCGGGCATGTTTGCGGTGCCTGTTGCCCGCAGGCTCCGCATTCCATTCTCATTGTAGCATAAATGTTATTACTCCGTCACCCTCATGCAGGCTTTGGAGCATATCGGCGTGCCGCGCAAAAGACACGCCGAAAGAATAGAAAGGATAATCAATGCCTTCGTTCCGCGAAAGGCGCTCCGCCGCCCTCATGCAGACTTTGGAGCAGGTCAGCGGCAGGATTTCCCCACCGCTTAAAACGGGACTTTAGGTAGAAATGGAGGAACGAAACTCCGTGATTCTGCTCTTACGAGCTTTTATCACAATACTATTATAACACCAGTTTTTGTGGTATAGTGTGGTAAGTTTTCCACAGATTCATGCACAATCTGTTAATAACTTCTCCACTTCCCGCAGGGCGCGAACGTGCATCCGTCCGCGCACATGGTCCTCGTTATAGTGAATCTTTTCGGCAGTCTCTCTCCACGTTCTGCCGTTCACGTAATGTTCGATCAGCAGCGCCCGCAGCGCCGCATCCTGCACCTTAGCTGTTGTGCTGATGATCTCGGCTTTAATCAGCGCAAGCCGTTCCTGCTCTCTCTGTATCTTCTCGGACAGGGCAAGATATGCATCCGCCTTGTTTGCGGTCACGTCACCGCCGCCGCCCGGCGTGTCCTTGATGGTTGCCGTTGCGCTTGTCGCCCGCGTCCACGCCCTTACTCTTGCTTCCTCCAATGCCGAGATCGACTTTTCAAGGTCAATCCCTCGTCTGAGCCATTCCTTAGTCGTCGTGTGCCACTACCTCCTCCATGCCGTGCTGTGTATATCGCCTGCGTCGGCTGATCTTAGCCGCCTTGCGGACGCAACCCACACCCGGTTCACATCCGCGCGATTTCCCCGTTTGGCTTTTTCTATGTCACCCTGCGTCGCCGGTATTCGGTATGGGTTGACTTTCTTTTTCTTCGCCATTTCCGTACCTCCAATTTTCATACCGCCGCATCTCGTCCAGATACTGCCGCATCTCCGCGCTGTACTGCTTCACTCGTCCATCCGCTCCAACATATCAAGGTACTTTCTCGCCATCGCCGCCACCTGAATTGCCTCGCAAGCCGCAGCTTCGGCGTCCTGCTCAACGAAAGCCACATGTTGCGCCGTCGGGATTCCGTCACGGATACGGTGCCAGAGCTGCTTCATTGACATTTCGATACTGTCGCATTCTTCCCGCAGTTCCTCGGCTTCCTCCGTAATGATTGCCCATCCCTCGTGCTCCGAGTGGAACTGCGGGAAACGCTCATTTGCGCTTTCCAGTTCCTTTTCAACGAGCATCTTTACGTCTTCACTTACTGCATTCATTATTTTCTTCCTTTCAAACACAAATCATCGGCGGGTGCGGAATCTCCGTATCTACCGGTTTCCACAGGTGCAGGCAGTACGGATGGTTGTTGATGTACTCCGACTTAGGCGGGTGGAACTGCATAACGCGCTCATCCTCTCCGAAAAACATGTCCTTAATCGCACACATCTCGTCCCATGTCGGGCAGCACTTGCGCTGTGCAGAGCCGGGTGAAACGCTGACGTGCTCCCATCCCATGCCGTTGCTTGCGATCACCCGGAACGACTTGCCGCCGACATACACCTTGAAAACACCGTTTCCGCTGTCGCCGGTGCAGCCGTAAAACTCGCGTTCTCTGTCTTTCAGCCGGAACTTGTCCAGTTTGTGCAGGTCAATCATACAGGTTCACTCCCTCAATCTCCGCACGGATTTCCAGATCGTGCAGGTATTCACCCATGTGGCGCTTCTGCTGCTTTAACAGGTCGATGGAGCAGTTCGGCGTAAAGTTCAGCGTTCCGTCCTCGTACTTCGTCACCATGCGGTGCAGCTTTTCATACCGTTCCTTCGTCTCGCGGTACTCGCGCTTCATGCGCTCCTGCCATGTGTCCTGTACTGGTGTTGCACTGATTCCGGCATCCTCGCTCATTTTCTTTGCCAGCCGCAGTGCATCAGCGCACATCGCGCCGAATTGCTTGCTCACTTCAAACGCATTCACATTGCACGACAGCATATCCGCGTACTTAATAGCTTCATCAATCGTCATTCTTCATTCTCCTCATCGCTTTTGCCGTCCATGGTTCAAATGCCGTGATTTTATCGAGTAATCCGTGCGGATTCCCGTCAAAACAAATAGCTCGGTCGTCAATATACACAATCGCAGGCGGTTTTTCCTTCATTACATCGTCAACAACAATGTCGTGCTTGGCCAGATATTCCTTTACGGCCATAATGCCGTCTGGTGTATCGCAGCGGGTCGATACAACAACTACCCGGTACAATTTCCGAATGTCGTTAATTGCCTCTCTGATTCCCTGCACCGGTGGGTCGGGAATAACCGTTTTCCCCTTCCAACCGGAAGTATAACTGTGAATAACGCCGTCAAAATCAAATACAACAGTTGGTGTCATTTTTCTGTTCCTCCATAGTGTTCAACAATGAACCGGTTCGCCGTTGTTTCCGGCGCGGTTTTCCATGCAATCAAGCCGATCACGTTCGTGAGCAACATCACACCGACAAAAATCAATCCGCAGGCAGTGTATAAACCAAACACCGGTACCCCTTCGCTGTTGCATATGACACAAACCAAGAGGATAAAAATTGATAAACCTATCGCCAGTGCGCCCAAAATTACAAGCCATTGAAACTTGACCGATTCCCGCGCAATAACCTCCTGCACCAGTGTTTCCGGTGTAACGCCCATCTGAGCAGCGATTTCAGCAATGGTCATTCTTCCACCCTCTCATACGTTTCTTCAAAGATATTAGCCTTGCAGGGATAAAACTCACCGTTTTCATCCTTGATGATGTAGTCACCGGTTTCAGCGTATATCGTGCCCACAAAGCTGTCGATGAGTAATTGCCACGCCGTGATATGTCCTTCCGTGTCTTGCCGGGCAGGAGTAAAAAATGCATCGCGAGAGCAGAAAGTACGGATTTCCTCTCGGTTCTCGCCCGTCCACCGGACAGCCTCAACCACAATAGGCTTCTTTCTGTACTTCATTCCGTTACTCCCTCACATTCCGCCCCGCAAGCCGCATAGCCTGCAAGATCAATCCAACTGTCAGCCTTTTCGCCGCCTGCTGCAATGCGTGCAATCTTGAGCAGCGCCATCATTACAGCAACGTCCTTTGCCTCTACGCGCACGTTCACGCCCCTTGTGCAGGCTTTATTAAGATACGCCTCCCACAGCTCCGCAATCGCTTTGAAGTTATCCTCCGGTGTGCCGTAGTCCGTCTCGCGCTGTCCGCATACGCACTTCTCCGCCGCGTGCAGGATGTCCGCACGGGTCAGCCTGCGCTTCACGTCCTCGCCGTACTTCTCGACTACCTCGCGGATGTCGGGGGTGTCGTCAATCACTTCAAAGTCGAGTAAGTGCGCCACTTCCTTCGGATTTTCATTCGCGTATTCTTCGCAGCATTTCGTACCTCTCCTGCGATATAACACACAATTAAAGCAATACCGCTGTTTTTGGCAATGCTCACCGACCACCGACTCAATGCTGCCGTACACCTTGCCGTTTTTCTTGAATATCATCGTTTGTCCTCCTGCTCCATACGCTTAATAGCGTTTTGCACAACCGCTACAATCGAACAACACTCACCAATCGTGAGATACGGTGCGATATCTCGTACCGTTGCGATAAGGGCACGCGCCGCCGCCGGTTTAATTGGCCTGTCAAATACTTCATTGTTAATTTGAGCCATTGGTCGCCCTCCTGTTCCATGCTTCAATCACTTTTTCAACAGCGCTGGTTTTGTAGCATTCATTGTCCACCAAAATTTTTGAAGAAGCGCGACATTTAGTACAAAGCACTCTTACGCCGTCATTTACAAACAACCTCGCTTCTCCACCACAGAAAGGACAAGATTTAAGTTCAATCATTATCTGCGCCTCCGTCCATTTTCGCGCCACAGCAATCACAATACGCAGCGCGGAAATCATCCCATGTATGTTCTTCACCACAGCCGGAACAAATTTGCATTCCGTCTTGCTCAATCCAGTGAGCGCGCTTAACCAGCGCAACGTCGGCGGCAGGTGCTTTCAGAATAGCTTCAACGCAATCATCATATCCGCGCCGGTACATAGGCGAGACGTTGTATGATTCCATTGCTCTGAGCTGTGCAAGTAATACTTCTCTCGCAATGTATTCAGCCATTCCTATCCCCCCCTAATCTCAATTCTCCTAACTCTCGGTAAATCTCATCTCTCAGCTTCATTGCTTTCCTTTTGGAAACATCAACCGAGCAGCCTACGCCGTGCAGAATATACCGATTGCAATACTTGCACTTTTTCAGCCAGCACTCATCAACCGCCGGAATAATGCTTTCTCCGCTCGGCTCGTGGATGCCGTACCAACACTTTAGTCGCATTCGCGTTTCCTCCTCAACGCAATCATCAAATTGCAATACATAATCCCGGTCTTGGTAATGCGCGGGTCACTCGACCACCATTTATTCTGCGCCATACGCACGCTTGCGGCGCGTGTGATCGGATACAGATTATCCGGTGCAAAATTCTGCGTGTTCCCGTCCAGAAAGCAGATCATATGCCCTGCCGGAACACTACCGTGCGCATCTGTCCAGACCTTTTCCTGCAACGGTATCCAGTACGGTCTTGCGTAGCCAGAAATATGCGCGTCCACCGGCACTTCGCGCACCTTGATGTACGTTCCCGTCTGGCTTCGGCGCACCGTTCCTATCGGCAGTGCACGCGGCTGACCGTGCTTTGCAAACTGTCCGCTGTTCCTGCCGCGGTGGATTTTCATCTGCTTGGTACACTTATCCTGCACGCTGTGCTGCCGGAGCGCCGTGCCGAACCGCGCATTGAACCGCTGGGTCAGGTCGGCATAGCTGTCGCATACGCCGATCTGCTCCCGCAGAAACTGCTCCTGCTCCTGTGTGTATCTATGATGACGGCTCATCGAATCATCTTTTCGATGTTGCTGTTTACCAGTTTGCCCTCGCCCATCAGCTTCTCAGCACGCAGTACAATGTCTGCGTTGTTGATCATCTGTTTTGCAAGGCTCGCAATGGTCTGCGAAATCTCGGTTTCTTCCTTGCGCTGTGCAATATCCATATCCGGATTTTCCGCAATCTCAATGCGGCGGCCTAATACGTCCTGTAATTCAACTAATGTCATTATTCTGTTCCTCCCATGATTCCTCACAGACAATTAAAACTTTCATCGTCTGAACCTCATTCTCCGGTGCAGCGTTCAAAACTGCTTCCTCAACCATTCACACCACACCTTCCAATCCAATCTGTACCGTTTCCGGCTCTTTCAGCATCTTTTCCACCGCATCGCGGTAAAACTCCTTGCAGATTTCAAATCCGTAACTATCGCGCCCCAGCTCCCGCGACGCTCTGAGTGTCGAACCGCTTCCGGCGCATGGGTCAATCACCACATCGCCCGGGTCTGTGAAAATCTCAATCAGCTTTTTCAGCAGCTTCACCGGCTTCTGTGTCGGGTGCAGCTTTGGTACTTCTCTGCCGTCGCGTTCCCAGTCGATATGGTCAAACACCATCTTGCCGCTCCCGCGAACGACCTTGCCGTTCTCGTCATACCGCCTGCCGTTGTTGAACTTCGGCAGCTTGTCCCGGTACAGCACAACCGCAAACTCAGTTGCGCCTACAATCCGCATATTCGCTTTAAGCACCTGTGCGGAATACGGCTTCGTGAAAAACAGTGGATAGCTATTCTTGAACCCGTACCGTCTGCCATACTCCATCACCGTCTGCATCTGGTCGAACGCGCAGAATACGATCATCGCCGGTGCAGCGTTGCGTTCCTTTGGTTCTTTCTTCAAAAGCCGGTTGCAGAAGTGCATATATTCGGCAATCTTGAAATAGCCGTCCGTGCGGAAAAAGCTGCTTTTCGCCTTTGCACTTTCTCCGTTCTTGTTGTCGCCGCCTACATACCACATTGGATTGCTTCCGTATGCGTCCGCACCGATGTTATACGGAATATCCGCAATCACAAGCTGTGCTTTCGGAATTCCGTAACGCTTGTAGTTCTGGAAATTATCGCAGAACAACTCGCATTTAACCTGTTTCATCCTCATCCGCTCCCAAAATCTCAACCTCAACCCGCGGGTGTTTGGAATCCACCTCAAAGTGATCTTCAAACCCTCGGATATTCTTCCATCCGTCGTTGCTCAGATACCGCGCCTTGACCAGCGCGTCCTGAATAACCTTTCTGCCAAACGCGCAGATATTGTCCTTGTCCCGCCGTCGGTCTTTCTCATACCACCGGTAAATCATATACACCGGCTCCTGAAACTCCGCACCGCCAAGTTGCCGTGCCGCGTGCATCACAACGGTTTCGCACTGCTTTTTCAGCCGTGCCCCCTCCTGCCGGTGTCGTCTCTCTGCCTCGATCAGCTCATTCAGTCCCGGCAGCGGGCCTTTGATTACAAATTTCATCTTTCACCTCTGCTGGCTTTCACTCGTGCCGCCCACTCATTTTCCCAGTCACTGGCGGCGGGCGCACCGTTAAACATCGGCGCATCCGTTTTGGTTTTCTTCGGCTTGTCTTCGATTCTGTCCCAAACGACACCCTTCCAACCTTGCGACATACTCAGCCGGATAACCTCGGCTACTGCCTGTTCTCCGTGCTGCTTTACGCGGTTTTCAATCATCGTGAGAAGGTTTCTGAGACCAGTTGGCTCGTATGCATCCCTGCGCTCCTTCTTGTATCTAATCCAATCTTGAACCGCCGAACATACCGGCTCCGAAAATCGTTCCGTCAGGTCGAGTTTCTTATCGGCTTCTTGGGTCTTTGTTTTCGGCTTAGGCTTCGACGGACATTTTGCCGCTGTCGGCACTTCGTCCGGCGCACTTTGATACTCGTCATACTTGCTGACGGTAATCACGGTGTAGTGCCGATTGGTTTCCACCGTGATTTCGCCGGTCTTTTTCAGTTTACCGAGCGCCGTCCGTACCTGTTGCACAGACAGTCCGCTTTCCGCCGAGAGTGCCGCATAACTTGTTGCAAACGCACCGCGTGGTATTTCTATGCCCTGCCACTCGCAAGCCTTATAATTGGCTCTCAGCAGGATGTGAAGCCATAGCTTGCAGGTGGGGAGGTCTTTGTACCACCCCCACTCTGTAAGCGCACGGTGCAGCTTAATGTGCCCGTTCATCGTCCCTCACCTTGTCTTAAAACGGCAGCTCGTCGAATTCTTCATCCGTTGAGATAAAATCGCTTTCTTCCTGCTTCTGTGGCTTTCCCTCGCTCTTGCCGCCGCAGAAGTCGATGCTTTCGCACTGCACTTCCCAAGAGCGGCGCTTATTGCCGTTCTTGTCCTGCCAGTCACGGCTTTCCAAACGGCCGGAAACAATGCACATATCGCCCTTGTGGAACCATGTGCTTGCGTGCTCTGCCAGCTTGCCCCACAAGACAACGGAACAGAAGTCGCTCTGATATTCTCCGTTGTTATCCTTTCTGCTGCGTTGTACCGCAATCGTACCGCTTGCTACAGCCGTATTAGACTGCGTGTGTCTCAGCTCCAAATCCTTGGTAAGCCGTCCCTGTAAGATGATCTTATTCAGCATTTGCAAATCTCCTTCGTGATGTACGATTTCAGTTCTTCCGGCGTGTAATACACCCGAGCGCCGATACGCACGCAGCGGATATAACCCGCCTTGTGGATTTCGTCCAGTGTGTCCACGCTGATGTTCAGCGCATCCGCCGCTTCCTTGCGCGTAAGCAGTAACTTTTCCATTTATCGTCCCGTCCCTTTCGTATACTTCTGGTTTTCCTCACTCCACAGCGGATAGAGGCTTTGCAGGTACTCCCGCATTTCCCGCTTGATTTCCTTTCCGTCGCCCTGATCCATTTCCCGGTGACACTCCGGGCACAGCATCACAAGGTTTGTCGTGATACCCATGCCGCCGCGTGCTCTCGATACAAAATGGCACGCTTGCAGCACACCGCCTTTCCCGCAGTGGCGGCAAATGCCGCCGTCCCTCTCCCAGCATTCGCGCCATACCGCCGGACTGATGCCGGTAAACTTGGTCTGCCGTCTCATTCTTCCATGTCCTTTCTCGCCGCGCGTTCCAGTCTGCGCTTTGCCGTCCGGCGATTTGCTTTTTTCATCTTTGCCCAACCTCTGTGGTTATAAGCCCAGCACTCGTATTTGTGCGAAAATTCGCCGGGGTTTCTTGCAAATCTCTTGTAGTTTCTCCACTTCATACCCCGCGCTCCTCCGGCTTCCATTTACTCAGCCAACCAATCACCGTACTCTCCGGTTCGGTTTCAATACCCTGCTCCTTGCAGTCCTGCACGATCAGATTGATAAGCCGACCCATCTGTAAGGTGTTGTAAGTGCTCGACCCGTAGAAGCACATCAGATAACCGCCATTGCAATCCTGCGTTACCCATCCGAGGCCTTGCTTGCTCCACAGGTCAGCGATAAAGTCTCTCTGCTGACCGTTCACATACGGCACAAGTCGATAATTGTCCCCGATTTCGGGGATGAACTGCCGGTACACTTCCTCCCGCTTGATACCCAGCTTTGCAGCCAGCTTGCCCATGCAAGCCCACGCATAAGCGTTTGCCCGCCCTGAGCGCTTGTCATACCTGCGCTTCACCTCTGCGCAATATAACTTGCCCTCTTTCATCTGCTCGCACTCTACGCGCGCCATAGGCGCGTTCTTGATGTGCAGACACAGCCAGTTTCCGAGGTCATTGTGCACTACATGCGCACGATCGAATTCATGCGTCATTGCTCATCGCCTCAATCTGTTTCAGCTTGTCGTTCAACTCGATCAACGCGGCGTTCATCTTCACAATGTCGCCCGAATCCGCCTTGTAATGCTTTTCCCAAACAGCCTGTGCATTTTCCTTACTGCCCGTTACCTTAACAAGCAGTTTCTTGACCTCGTTTGCCTTGGCTCTAACAGCCTCCACAGCCGGGTTCTCTGTATGCTTGCTCTTCGGCGTTACCTCGTGCACCTCTGCGTCCGGGTCTTTCATTTCCTCGGTCGGAATGCAGAACACCTGAAAGCAGGCATACTTAAACGCAATGCTCATAGCCTTGTTGGTTGCCTTGTCGCCGCTGTCCATGCCCTCACCGATCACAACGCACTGCACACTGCTACCGTCCTTGGCGTAAAACGTGTACCGCACCGTGCAGACCGAGTAAATCAGATTTCCGCCTCGGTTTGTCTGTCGCTCCTCGCGCTTCTGGTCGATGATCTCCGGCACAACAAACAATCCGTGCTGCACCATAACCGGCTGCAAAGCGTTCATCACGTCGTCAACGCCGCGATACTTGAATCCCTGCTGTGCGTTTTTCTTTTCCTTGCCGATTACGCCAATATCGGACATAACGCCGATAATCGCCTGATAAATTTCTGCCATATCACTTCACCTGCAAATTCATGTTTTCCACCAGTTCCGCGCCCGGTACTGTCTCGCCCGCTTTCAGCAGCTTGCCGATTGCCGTCTTGTCCGGCTTGCGGTCGATAACCACCTTGCACAAATCGTCCGGCACCATTACGTCATTGGTAATGTTCACCTGCATACTCTTGCGGAACGACAGCGCAGCCTTCGACGTGCTGATCTTGTCTTTGCCTACAGCAAGCATACTGTCTGCAAGGTGCTGCTTCATGTACTCCATGCGCTTCTTGGTCGCATCCTCTCGCGCTTTGAGGTTGTCACGCTCGTTCTTGAGCGCCTTAACCTCCGCGTCAAGGTTCTTGATGGTGACGGCATACGCTTCGGCCTTGTCCTCAAACGCCGCGTCCAGACCGTCTACAGCCTCAAAGCCGCTGACCTCGCCGGTCTCAGGGTCTACCGTGATAGCCTGCATTGCAGTCGCAAATTCCTGCGTCAATTCGTATAAATTCATGGTTCGTCCTCCTGTTCAAAGTCCTGCACAGCAATCCGTAAATCAAGCAAGAAGTTCTTAATCTCGATGCTGAATAGGTGTTTGTAATCCTCCAGATACAACCCGATAGCTGTTTCCGCCTCGCGCATATCCTGCAGCTTGTTAAGCCTGTTCTGGTCTGCCCTCTCCGGCGGCTCTAACGCCCGCTCGGGGCAGCCGGAGATAGTATCACGCATTGCGCAGTGCCTCCAAAACATCCTCGTCACGCACGATTTTCGTTTTCCCGTCTTTCGTTTTCGCCCATGCTTCATCACCAATGCGGGTATAATATTCCTTCGCCCCAGTGATCTTTTTGTCTTCGACATTCATCAGCCAAACCGAAGCGGTATACCCCAGTGTAGAAACATTCATGTCGATTCCTGCATCCACTTCGCTGTTCTGCTTTTCAAGAACCAGATCAAGCAGGCTGTGAAACAGCTTCTTGTTCTTGTCTTTCATTATTCATCCACCTCTATAATCGCGCCGTTTTTCAGCATATAAAACGTATCCGCTTTGATGGTTTCTCCATCTACGCAAACAGCCTGAACGCCTAAAATGTGCATTTTTTCATCACGTTCCGTGAGCACCAGCCAACAGCCGACAGCGCCTTTCGCTTTGCTGCCATACCCGGTAACGACCGCAATGCTTTCCGCTCCTCCAACCGTGGCGGCGCTCTGGTAGCCCGTGTTTGTGGCGGCGCTCCAGTTGCCCGTGTTTGTGGCGGCGCTCTGGTCGCCCGTGTTTGTGGCGGCGCTCTGGTCGCCCGCGTTTGTAGCAGCGCTCCAGTTGCCCGTGTTTGTGGCGGCGCTCCAGTTGCCCGTGTTTGTGGCGGCGCTCTGGTCGCCCGTGTTTGTGGCGGCGCTCTGGTCGCCCGTGTTTGTGGCGGCGCTCCGGTTGCCCGTGTTTGTAGCGGCGCTCCAGTTGCCCGTGTTTGTGGCGGCGCTCTGGTCGCCCGTGTTTGTAGCAGCGCTCCAGTTGCCCGTGTTTGTAGCGGCGCTCCGGTTGCCCGTGTTTGTGGCGGCGCTCTGGTTGCCCGTGTTTGTGGCGGCGCTCTGGTCGCCCGTGTTTGTGGCGGCGCTCTGG